AAGACTTACAAACAGATCAACACCTTGGTTGATCAGAAAAAACTTGATGAGAACAAGTTGAATCTCTTTAATGATTTTCTATCAAATCTCTAACTTTTCTAAATAAGTATAGATTACAACGGTAATTCGGAGTCAAATCAAAATGTCAGCTGAAGCAGTAAAAGAAGCAGTAGGAGTGGAATCAAAAACCGCTGTTAACGCTAATGCCAATCCTGGTGATAAGGCAATCCCTAAACTCACAACTGGTGGCACACCTGCTACTTGGGAAGATTTGGGTGGCCCAACTCCAGAGAACTACAAACCTGATAATGATTCTGCTAAGGTAAAGACACCTGGTGGAACTATCAAGCAGGTTTCTGATGTGGTTACTAACCGCAAAGGAAAGTCAAGTGGTTCGTTACCAAAGGATCTCAAAGCTGGCGACGAGGTACAAGTGAAAGACGAACAAGAAGTAGTGGCTGAAGAACCAGCAACTGAGACTCCCGTTGCTGAGGAAGAAGTCGTAGAAACATATGACATGGAAGATGATGTCAATGCTCTACTAGGTGGCGAAGAACTTTCCGAAGAATTCAAAGAGAAAGCAAAGACTATCTTTGAAGCCGCCATTAACGCAAAGGTTTCTGAAATCAAGGCAAAACTTGATGAAGAAAAGACTGCTGCAATCGAAGAAGCAGTAGCAGAACATAGAACCGAGCTCACTGAGCGCACTGATTCTTATCTTGAGTACGTTGCTCAAGAGTGGCTAACCGAGAATCAACTCGCCGTAGAGCACGGACTTAAAACAGAAATGACTGAATCCTTCTTAAGTGGGATGAAGTCACTATTTGAAGATCATTATGTATCAATCCCTGATGAGAAATATGATGTTGTCTCTACTATGGTAGAGAAATTAGATGAGATGGAGACTAAACTCAACGAGCAGATTGAGAAGAACGTTTCTCTGAACAAGAGACTCAGTGAGTCTGTTTCAGACGTAATTCTCGGAGACGTTTCTGAAGGCCTAGCCGCTACAGAAAAAGAGAAGCTCGCTTCACTTGCCGAAGGTGTTGAGTTTGAGAGTGAAGAGTCTTATAAAGAGAAGCTAACAACACTGAGAGAATCTTATTTCTCTGACAAAAAGGTAGCTACTCAAGCTTCATCTGCTGATACTCTTATGGAATCCGCTGATGGTGAAGTTGCTGCTGAGGCAGTACCCGCAACCATGGAATCCTACATGAGCTTGCTCGGCAAAATGAAGAGCTGAATTTAATATTATCAAACTATAAACCTTTAGGTAACTACTAATGTTCCAATCAGAGCATCTAGTAGAGAAGTGGAAGCCCCTTCTAGACCATGATGGAGGTATCGAAGATGCCCATCGTAGAAGCGTAACCGCAGTTCTGCTAGAAAACCAAGAGAAATTCCTCAAAGAGGAACAGGCGTTCAACACAGGTCAGAACCTGATGGAGAACCCTACCAACCACGCTAACGTCGCTGGCGCTCAGGGTGGATTTGGTACAGCCGGAACCAACGCATTAGGAAATGCTGGTTTCGACCCCGTATTGATTAGTCTAATACGTCGCTCAATGCCTAACCTAGTCGCTTACGACTTGGCTGGTGTTCAACCAATGAGTGGACCTACTGGACTTATCTTCGCAATGCGTTCACGCTACACTAGCATGGACGGAACCGAGACATTCTACGATGAAGTAGATACTACTTTCTCTGGATTGTCAACAGATGCAAGTAAGATTACTCTTACTCGCGCTCACGAAGAAGTTACTGCTGGTATTGGTACTACCATCCAAGCAGGTAGCAACCCTTCAGTTCTTAACCCAACAGCATCCGCTACTAACAGTGACTACACTGTTGGACAAGGTATGCCTACAGGTGACGCTGAGCAACTCGGCGACGGAACTGGCTGGGGCTTCAACGAGATGGCATTCTCGATAGAGAAAGTCACCGTTACTGCGAAGTCACGTGCATTAAAGGCTGAGTACTCACTTGAGCTTGCTCAGGACCTTAAAGCAATCCACGGATTGAATGCTGAGGCAGAACTTGCCAACATTCTTTCTACTGAGATTCTTGCTGAGATTAACCGCGAGGTTATTCGTACCATCTATAAGACTGCCGAGCAAGGCGCTGTCGCTAACACAGCAACTGCTGGAGTATTCGACTTAGACATCGACTCCAACGGTAGATGGTCAGTTGAGAAGTTCAAAGGACTTCTATTCCAAATCGAGCGCGATGCCAACGCTGTTGCACAGAGAACTCGTCGTGGAAAGGGTAACATCATCCTAACTTCTGCAGACGTTGCTTCTGCACTAACCATGGCTGGTGTACTAGACTACACTCCTGCACTTAACGCTAACCTTAGCGTTGATGACACTGGTAATACCTTCGCTGGTACTATCAATGGTAAGTACAAGGTATACATCGACCCATATTCTGCTAACCTAACTGCTGCTAACGCTGCAAATGGTAACCAGTACTATGTTGTCGGTTACAAAGGTACCTCACCTTACGACGCCGGATTGTTCTATTGCCCATACGTTCCGCTACAAATGGTACGTGCAGTTGGAGAGAACACTTTCCAGCCCAAGATTGGCTTTAAGACTCGTTACGGTATGGTTGCTAACCCATTTGCTGAGGGTAAGACCCGCGGTAGTGGACAACTCAAGGTTAACACCAACCGTTACTACAGAAGAGTCGGCGTTAAGAACCTAATGTGATTCATATTTCACATACATTACCAAGAGAGTCCTTCGGGGCTCTCTTTTTTTGTCTAAATAAATATGGAGACCTGCGTTCTACCATGTTCTGTAAAATGAAAATGAGTCGGGAAGACCGACAAAAATGGAAACTCAAGATGTATAACCGTTGGGAAGATACTCTTGAGGAAAGACTTGCTGGTATCAAAGCAGCAAAAGAAAAACTAGTTGAGCAGATGAGTAGAGATGGCACAAACGAGTAATCCATTTGATAAACAGATTCAGAATAGAAATTATCTGTCCCCTATTGGGTTTAAATTTACTTTGGTTAAAGCACCAAAAGTAAGTTTCTTCTCCAATACTGCTCAGATACCTGGATTATCAATTAATGCTGCTGAACAACCATCTTACTTAAGGAATGTTCCTCAAGTTGGTGATAAGATGGACTTTCAAGACTTCACTCTAAGGTTTTTAGTTGATGAAGATCTTGAGAACTATATGCAGATACAGAACTGGATGCGTGGTATTGCATTTCCAGAAAGTTTAAATGAGATTTATACATTAAAAGCAGGTAAGACTGAGAACTTAATGCTTGATCCAAAAGATCCAGATAATTTGGTTAGTGATGGTACGTTAGTTGTATTAGATAGTAGCAATAATGCCCAATTTATGGTAAAATTTAATGATCTATGGCCAACTGAATTAACTACACTTCAGTTCGATGCCACCCCAGGTGATTTAGATTACTTTTCTGCAGAAGTAACATTTAAGTATACCATCTACGAAATTACTGATAATCAAGGCACTCGCCTATGAATCTTGAAACTATACAAAGTATGTGGGAGAAAGACTCACAGATTGATCCAGATAATCTCCACACAGAATCATTAAAGGTACCAGCATTACACGCTAAGTACCACGATATTTTTAATAACTTCTTATTGCTGAGAAAGAAAGCAGAACAGCAAAGGAAGAATGTTAGACATGAAAGATATGAATATTATTCTGGTAAAGCAGATCCAGAAGTGTATGAGAAAGATCCCTTTGGAAAGAAGATAAGGGATAAAGATACTATGACCAAGTATCTTGATGCAGACGAGAAGTTGAAGGAAATAAACCTGAAGATTGACTACTATGAAACTCTCCTAAATTATATTGAGAGCATCCTAAAACAGATAGGTAATCGAACTTATCAGATTAAGAATGCAATCGAGTGGCAGAAATTCATTGCTGGTTATGGTTGATCTTGAAATTGAGAAGAAGAATGAAGTCTTTCTTAGAGTTAGGGCAGAGCCGCATATCTATCAGGAACTATCAGACCACTTTACGTTTGAGGTTCCAGGCGCCAAGTTCATGCCACAGTATAGAAATAAACACTGGGATGGGAAGATTCGTCTTTTCTCTACCGCTACAGGAGAAATATACGTTGGTTTATTAGATAAGGTTGCTCAGTTTTGTAAGCAATATAATTACGATTATAAGTTTCTAGATAACAAATATTTTGGACCTCCATTCGAAATCGATGAGATGATATCGAAGGAGGGTGTTAAAGATTATATGCAATCTATAAGTCGTCACAGTCCACGTGAATACCAGATAGAGGGAGTGTACGACGCTTTAAAACATCAAAGAAGATTATTAGTATCACCAACTGCTTCTGGAAAATCGTTGATGATTTACTCTCTAGTGAGGTACTATACAGATAAAGGGCAAAGAAGTCTTGTAGTTGTTCCAACGACAAGTCTCGTAGAGCAGATGTATAAAGATTTCGAAGACTACGGTTGGGATACAGAGCTAAACTGTCACAAAATATACGCAGGCCGAGAGAAGGAGACATCATGTCCAGTCACCATTACAACGTGGCAATCTATCTATAAACTTCCAAGGAAGTATTTTGAACAGTTTCAAGTTGTAATAGGAGATGAAGCACATCAATTCAAATCAAAATCATTAATTAATATTATGACTAAACTTCATACTGCAAAGTATAGGTTTGGTTTTACTGGAACACTAGATGGTACTCAGACTCATAAGTGGGTATTAGAAGGATTGTTTGGTCCATCATATAAAATTATTAATACAAAAGATTTACAAGATGCAGGATATCTTTCTAAGTTAGATATTACATGTCTTCTTTTAAAACATCCACCACAGAAGTTTGAAACTTATGAAGATGAAATACAATACCTTATTCAACATGAACAAAGAAATAAGTTTCTTAAAAATCTAGCATTAACACAGAAAGGAAATACGCTTGTTCTTTACAGTAGAGTTGAGTCTCACGGTGAAGTGTTGTATAATTTAATAAATAATTCTAAGTCAGCAAATCGTAAAGTATTTTTTATACACGGTGGTGTCGCTGCTGACGATAGAGAAAACGTTAGGTCTATTACTGAAAATGAAAAAAATGCAATCATTGTTGCCTCCTATGGGACTTTTAGCACTGGTATTAATATTAAGCGGTTGCACAACGTTATTTTTGCCAGCCCCTCCAAGTCCAGAGTTAGAAACCTCCAATCCATTGGTAGAGTCCTTAGAAAAGGAAAAGGAAAAGTAAAAGCAATGTTGTATGATATTGCGGATGACTGCACCCATAAGTCCCGTAAGAATTATACTCTTAATCATTTAATAGAAAGGATCAAAACGTACAATGAAGAACAATTCAATTATGAAATAATCTCAATTAAGTTAAAAGGATAATTTATGGAAGACGATTTCTATGCATCATTAAAATTAATATCAGGTGAAGAAGTCTTCGCTAAGGTCGCTGCATGTGACGAAGACAATAGAACTTTATTGTTATTACATCATCCTGTTTTGGTACAACAGGTTCGTTTACCTGGTGCTAATATACTTGCTGGATATAAAGTCGAACCTTGGATGAAAACAAATGAAGAAGATATGTTTGTCTTAGATATGAAAAATATTATGACTATAGTTGAATGCCATGATATAGAAATGATATCAATACATCAAAGATATGTTGAGGAATCTGCTACTGAAGGAACTAGATCTCGTATAGATAGACGTATGGGCTACATATCTAGTGTCACGGATGCTAAAAAGATGTTAGAACAACTCTATAAAAAAGATATCCAAAAAGAAAGCTAATACCTTTCGCTGAACCTCCACAGAGTTATTCTACAGAGAATTTGACATGTTGTCAAGCCCTTGGTATAATTATGTTCAAGTGAGAAAATACCTATGGCGATTACTACTATGCCTAGACGCAGGGCCAGGTCGGAACATTATGTAAACAATAAGGAGTTTCTTGCTGCTATTGTTGCATATAAACAGTCCGTCAAAGAAGCAGAAGAACTCGGTAAGGATAAACCAAGAATTACAAACTATTTGGGTGAGTGCTTTTTAAAGATAGCAACGCACTTATCTTATAAACCAAACTTTGTTAATTACATGTTTAAGGATGACATGGTATGTGATGGAATTGAAAATTGTGTTCAGTACATTAATAATTTTGATCCTGCTAAGTCCAGTAATCCTTTTGCTTACTTCACTCAGATCATACATTATGCGTTTCTTAGGCGTATCCAACGAGAGAAGCGTCAACTGGAAGTCAAGAACAAGATCTTAGAACGTTCTGGATATGAGCAGGTAATGGTTGATGACAATACACTTGACGGTGGGAACTATTCAGACTATAATAGTATCAAGGATAATATCCACACCAAGTTGCGTTCCGGTTATCAATGAAGGTAGCAGTAATAACTGACCAACATTTCGGTGCAAGAAAGAACTCCAAACTATTCCACGACTTCTTCGGAAAATTCTATGAAGAAGTCTTTTTCCCGTATCTGGATGCTCATGGCATCACCGTTTGTATTGATATGGGTGATACTTTCGATAATCGTACAGGTATTAATTATTCTGCACTCCGGTGGGCTAAAGACAACTATTTCCAACTACTACGCGATAGGGGGATTGATCTTAAATGTGTTGTCGGTAATCACACAGCCTATTATAAGAATACTAACAGAGTTAACGCTTGCGAATTATTATTACGAGAGTACGATAATGTCCATGTTATCACTGAATATGAGGAGTTGAATATTGGTGGATTAGATATAGCATTTATACCATGGGTTAATTCAGAGAATAAAGAAGATACATATAAGAAGATTAAGAAATCTAAATGTCGTGTCGCAATGGGACACTTAGAACTTAATGGTTTCTTAGCAAATGCTTATCACGTAATGGAGCATGGAGAAGATAGGTCAGTTTATAAAAAGTTTGAAAAAGTATACTCCGGTCATTATCATCATAGGAGTACTCAAGATAATATTAATTACTTGGGTAATCCGTATGAAATTTACTGGAACGATTGTGGAGACACTAGGGGATTCACTATCTTCGATACTGAGACATTAGAACATACTCATATCGATAATCCATTTAATATTTTTGAGAAGATAGTTTTTGATAATACTAACTATCAGACATTTAATGCTACTCCTTATAAGGATAAGATTGTTAAGGTTATAGTAAAGGATAAAGGTAAGGGAACTAAGTTTGATAAGTTTGTAGATAAGTTATATCAGGCAGGTGTTGCTGAATTAAAGACTATAGAGAATATTGATTATGGTACAGGGTTTGTAACTCATGAAGATCAAGGACAGGATTCTGAAGATACACTTACTCTTTTGAGTAAATATATTG